TTTGATTTCTAAGTACGAAGATCAGGTAGCCCTGGAAAAAGCCAAGGGCAGATTCATAGATTACGTGAAGTATATGTGGCCCGGATTCATCATGGGGGCGCATCACAAAACCTTCGCTGACATTTTCGAGCGTGTCCTATCTGGTGATCTAAAGAGGGTGATAATCAATCTGCCACCCAGGCATTCTAAATCAGAGTTCTGTTCATGGCTTCTTCCGTCTTATTATCTTGGGAAGTTTCCAGAAAAAAAGCTAATGCAGTTGTCCCACACCGGGGAGCTGGCTCGCTCATTTGGACGTAAAGTCCGTAATACAATTGATTCCAGTAAGTACCAGAAGGTGTTCAATGGAGTTTCCCTGAGAGCAGACTCTAAGTCAGCGGGACGATGGAACACGAACAAGGATGGAGTGTATTTCGCGAATGGCGTAGGAGGCGCGGTAACTGGACGTGGGGCCGACCTGATGATTATCGACGATCCCCATTCAGAGCAGGACGCATTCTCAGCGAGTTCTTCCGTCTATGACAATGCGTACGAATGGTACACATCGGGTCCTAGGCAAAGGCTACAGCCCGGAGGAAGCATCATCCTCTGCATGACACGATGGCACAAGCGAGACATGACCGGGAGGCTAATAAAGGACAGTATAGAGAGGGACGGTGACGTATGGGAGGTTGTTGAGCTTCCGGCCATTCTTGATACAGGGATTCCCCTGTGGCCGGAGTTCTGGAGTCTCGAAGAGCTTCTAAAGCTCAAGGCAGAGCTTCCGGCGCAGAAGTGGGCTGCTCAATATATGCAAGCCCCTTCTAAAGAAGAGGGCGCGTTGGTTAAGCGGGCATGGTGGAATCTCTGGGAGGGCAGACCACCCAAAATCTCATACATTATCATGTCCATTGATACTGCGTATACAAAGAAGACGATTAATGACCCATCAGCCCTGACAGTGTGGGGTGTGTTTTCCATAGACAACGACGAGGGGAAGCCTATGGAGAATATCATATTGCTTGATGCGCATGAAATGTGGGAAGAGTTTCCCGATTTGAAAAAAAAGACGTATCAGCTCTATCAGGACTGGAAGCCCGATTCGTTCGTAATCGAGGCCAAAGCGTCTGGTCTTCCTTTGGCGCAAGAGTTTAGGGCGATGGGTATTCCGGTATCCGTCGTGACGCCGACCAGCGGAAATGACAAAATTACTAGGGTCAACAGGCTGTCTGATCTATTTTCAAGCGGAGTCGTGTGGTATCCGAACAAGAATTGGGCCGAGAAAGTTGTAGAGCAGTTTGCTGAGTTTCCCCGTGGGGACCACGATGATCTAGTTGACAGCTCTGTCAACGCGCTGGAGAGGTTCAGGACTGGTGGCTGGATTCGCATCGAAAGCGATTATGAAGAGCCCGAGATAAAGCGCAAGCGAGTTCGACGTTCCTACTACTGATCTATTAGAGGTTTGCCAGTGGCAATAGATAAAGCATTAAGGACGCCCGACGTAGTGTACAGGGATGAGCCTAGCCTGCGCAGCGTCGAGCTTCCTGAGGAGCCGTCCCCCGACGAGAACTCCGAAGTCTCCGTAGAGCACACAGAGGACGGTGGGGCAATCGTGAGCCTCGATCCCTCTGAAGACGAAGAGGGCGGGGCTGGATTCTACGATAACTTCGCAGAAGAGCTAGACGAAAGAGACGCAGGCGCCATCGCTAGCAAGGTTGTAAACGACTTCCAAGAGGATTGCAATTCGCGGGCAGACTGGGCGAAAACCTACATCAAGGGATTAGACGTTCTCGGTATCAAGTTCGAGGAGAGAACGGAGCCATGGCCCGGAGCCTGCGGGGCCGTGCATCCGTTGATGGCCGAGTCGGCTGTTCGCTTCCAGTCTCAGATGATCTCGGAGATATTCCAGCCTGAAGGCTCTGTCAAGTCCAAAATCGTAGGTGTAGCAACTGATGAAAAGCAGGAACAAGGACAGCGTGTTGCCGACTACGTTAACTACATCCTAAATGAAAAGGTTGACGGGTACAAGGAAGAATACGAGAAGCTTCTTTGGTACGCACCGCTTGCTGGATCTGCGTTCAAGAAGGTTTATTGGAACGATGCTGAGTCGTTGCCAGCGATAGATTTTATCCCCAGCGAAGATCTACTTGTCCCGTATGGAACGAAGAGTCTCAAGACTGCCGAGAGAATCACGCACGTAATCAGGCTGGCCAAGAACGAAATACAGCGTCTACAGGCTAGCGGATTCTATTCTGACGATGAACTCTCCTCCCCAGTTATCTTCCAAGAAGACATCCAGAGAAAATACTCGACTCTGACTGGTCACAAAGACCTCAGTTTCGATGGGCGCTACACCCTCCTTGAGTGCCACTGCTACCTAGAAGACATTGAAGACGAGTTCGTCGAAGGGGATTACCCAGTTCCCTACGTGGTTACCGTAGATTACTCGTCGAACAAGATCCTATCTATCCGCCGCAATTGGAATCAGGGCGACGAAACAATGCTCAAGCGTGAGCACTTCGTCCATTTCCAGAACATCCCGGCGTTCGGATTCTACGGACTTGGCCTCACGCACTTGCTCGGCGGAATCGCTCTTTCTACAACGTCGATTCTCCGGCAGCTAGTTGATGCTGGCACCCTAGCTAATCTCCCCGGGGGATTCAAGTCCAGAGGCTTCAAGGTGTCTGGAGACGATGATCCGATAGCTCCCGGCGAATGGAGAGAGATTGACGTTCCCGCAGGGTCTATTAAGGACAATCTATATACGCTCCCCAGCAAGGAGCCTAGCGGTATTTTGTTCCAGTTGATGCAGAACATGGTTCAGGAGGGGCGCGAGTTCGCTTCCCTGAACGATCTCCAGGCGTCAGCCATGAATCAACAGGCCCCCGTGGGAACCACGATGGCCATCCTTGAGAAGTCTATGCAGGTTGTCTCTGCTATCCAGAAGAGAATCCATAAGGCTATGTCTCAAGAGATCAAACTCATAGTTGGGTTGTTGAAGGAAAATGTTACAGGACCGTATCCTTATGAAGTGGGAAATCCTAGCGCAACTATTGAGATGGACCTCGATGACAGGGTGGATGTAATTCCCGTTGCAGACCCCACCATGTCAACGCAGTCCCAGCGTATCATGCGCTATCAGGCTGCTCTGCAACTCGCTGCGTCCAAGCCAGAGATATACGATATGGAGCGCTTGCATAAGCAAATGCTTTATTCTCTTGGCATCGAATCTCCTAATGACATTATCCCTGGAAAGAAGAAGCCTAAGCCGCTTGATCCCATTTCTGAGAACATGGATATCCTCATGGGCAAGCCTGTCGCGAGCTTCTCCTGGCAAGATCACGAGTCTCATATCAAGGCCCACATGAGCATGGCCGAAGACCCGCAGGTTCAGGGGTTGATGGGCAAATCTCCCAACGTGAAGAATGTTATGGCGGCGATGGCCGCTCACGTCACAGAGCATCTGGCTTATGCATACCGCGCGAAGATCGAGCAGCAGCTTGGAACGCCACTTCCCGAACTCGATAAGCCGATCCCCGGCAACGTGGAGATCCAGCTTTCGAAGCTTGTTGCAGAAGCGGCCGAGATGGTCCTCGCTGACAGCAAGGCAAAGGTTGAGGGCGAGAAACGGGCCAAGGATCAAGAAGACCCCGTTCTCCAGATGCAGAAGGAAGAGCTTGATATCAAGCGAAAGCACGAGGACAACATCAAGGCAGCGAACGACGCGAAGATCCAGCTCGAAATGGCCAAGCTGCAAAAGGATGCAATCACGTCCTCGGCCAAGATGATAAGCGATGACGAAATCAAGCGGATAGAGTCCGCGATAGATCTGCTCAAGGTTATGGTCGATGCAGAAAACAATTCGGTCGGCCTACAATCTCGACACTCGATCGAGTCTGCAAAATTGGGTGTAGAGGCAATAACAAAAATGGTTGGTGAAATGAAAAACGCCAACAAAACAGAGTAAGGGGACAGCAATTGAACGAAGAATATTACGAAAGTAGCATCAATGGAATTAGTGATCCCATCATCAAGGAGGCGCAAAGGGCGCTTATCGGCTTGGCCAATGAGCGCGAACTGGTTCTTGTCAATAACGGGTGCAACGACATGGCGACCTACAAAAAGCTTACTGGGTGGCTTGTCGGTGCGAAGAAGTGTCTTGGGTATGTAGACGGAAACAAGTCTATCACTCCGGCCGAGTTCGCAAAGTTTGTCGAAGAAGATGCGTTCAAGGTTAGATCGGAGATTATCGACGGCGGGTGCGGCGACATGGACGCATACAAGGGAAAGGCCGGAGAGGTCGAGGCGTACCTCGTTGCCGCCAGGATTGTAGAAAACCTCATTCTCAGGGCGCAGGAAGATAATGACTGAAGAATCTACCGACAGTATTTCCCACACAAAGGACGAGAGGTTCGCAAAGCAAGTTCCCGAACCTTCGGGGTACAGACTCGTGGTTGCCCCTTTACCCGTAAACGAAGAAACCGAGGGAGGGATCATTAAGCCCGGTTCTCTGGTGCAACTTGAAAACGTAGCGAGTGTTGTCGCTTACGTTATGAAGATTGGACCAGATGCATACAAAGACAGCGATAGGTTCCCTAGTGGAGCTTGGTGCAAAGAGGGGGATTTCATCATCATCAAGAGCTACACGGGAACGAGGCTGAAAATTCACGGACACGAGATCCGCATCATTAATGATGACAGCGTTGAAGCTGTTATCGAAGATCCCAGGGGGGTCGAACGAGCATGAGTCTCGCAACAAACTTGGATGATAACGTACAAGGTAACGAAGCCAAAGAAGATGGAGCTGACGAGGTTCGGTATGAAATCGTAGACGATACTCCCGAGGAGGATCGACGGCCAGAGCGTGACCCAAATGCTGTTGGCGACGAAGATTTCGATTCCGATGAAGAGATCGAGGGCGTTGGAGAAAAGGTAAACAAACGAATCAAGCGTCTCCGATACGAGTTCCATGAGCAGAAGCGACGGGCCGATGCTGCTGAGAAGATGCAGCGGGAGGCCATCGAGTACGCAAAGTCGGTTCAGTCGAGCAATGCTGAACTGAAGGGAATTGTGGACCGAGGGGAGAAGGTTCTCCTTTCGCAAATCAAGCAGCGAACAGACTCGGAGATCGAGGCCGCAAAGAATACGTACAAGGCAGCTCTCGAAGAGGGCGATGTTGATGCCGTGGTTGCCGCTCAGGAACGACTTGCGGAAACGAAGTATGAGCAGTTGACCGCCGGTACGTATATCAACCAAGCAGCGAACGATAATGGAAAGCAACAGCAGCAACAGCAGCAACAGCAGCAGGCCGCCCAGCAGCAGGGGTCGGTAGATCCGAGAGCTAACAGTTGGGCGCAAAACAATCCGTGGTTCGGACAAGATAAAGAGATGACAATGTTCGCATATGGAGTACACGAAAATCTCGTTAACTCCGGAATTGATCCTGTCCGAAATGCGGACGAATACTACAAGAGTGTGGACAAGAGAGTCAGGGAAGTTTTCCCTGGCAAGTTCAGCGATGATAGCGGCAGGGGTGAGCCGCCTGCGAATCGCGGACAGAGGACAGTCGTAGCGCCGGGGAGCCGATCCTCGGGCAAGACTCGCAAAGTGCAGATAACACCCACCCAGGCACAGCTTGCTAAGAGGCTGGGTATTTCACTTGAGGACTATGCCAAAGAGCAACTCAGGTTGCAGCAACGAGAGGAAGGCTAATCATGGCTAATACTAGCCGAGAAGGAACCAGCCGCGATCTTGAAGGACGAGATAGCGACAAGCGTCAGCGACCGTGGGAGCCCGTACAAAGGCTTCCCGCTCCCAAGGTTCCCGAAGGGAAAAGCGTTCGATGGGTTCGAACCAAGATCGGTACAGAGAATGATGATATGAACGTGTCGCAGGCACTCCGAGAGGGGTGGGTCCCCGCAAACATTAAGGATCATCCTGAGATGCGAATCATTCCCGATATCAACTCTAGGTTCGAAGGAAACATCGAAGTCGGTGGACTTCTTCTTTGCTTCAGAGATAAGGAAATCACTGAAGCTGAAGAGGCGTACCAGAACGAGATTCGGGAAAACCAGATGAAGGCCGTTGACAATAATCTGATGAAAAACAATGACGCACGAATGCCACTCTTAAAGCCTGAGCGACATTCCGTCACTAATGCTTTTGGCAAGGGCTCTTAGCAAGGAGTTAATAGCCCCAGCCATAGAAAGGAACAATCATGGCCTTTGGGCTTAGGCCGGTTGCACGTATGGGTGGTTCATACGTGACTGGCTCGGAGGAACGTTATCCGATCGCTTCGGTTAACTATAATGTGTTCTCTGGAGATTTCATTCAGGTCACCGCAGGGTACGCGGTTAGACCGAATGGTTCTGGTGGAGAAACCCCTACTACAAGCAAGGAGGTTAGTGGCGTAGCAGTAGGGTTCGAGTATACCAATTCGGAAGGTCAGACGATGTGGTCGAAGTATCTGCCCAAGAACACTGCTGGGTACTGCTACGTAGTTACTGATCCGATGGTTGTATATGAAGTGCAATCCAGCGCAACGATCGTTACTGCCGATATCGGTAAAAATGCAGCCGTGACAGGGACCGCCACCTCTTCCGGAAATACGGCCACTGGCAATTCTGGAATTCAGTTGGATCATACAACTGTTGCTGGCACAGCTTCGTTGGCGCTTCGTATCGTTGCCCTCCCGGATATGCCGGGCGGCACTGGCGGGCTTTCGTCCAACACGGACATTGTTCGCGTTACAATTAACCCTCCCATTCATCGGTTCTTTGCCGGTGTTGGTGCTTAGGAAAGGAGGTTGAATCATGGCTATTTCACGAAGTCAAATGATGAAGGAACTCCTTCCCGGGCTCAACGCTCTGTTTGGGTTGGAGTACAAGAAGTACGAAGAAGAGCATCGGGAGGTCTATCAGATCGTAGGTTCCGATCGCTCGTTCGAAGAGGAAGCCAAGCTGTCTGGGTTTGGTGCTGCCCCCGTTAAGGACGAGGGCTCTGGTATCGCGTATGATACTGCCCAGGAGGCGTGGACTGCTCGCTATACGCACGAAACGATCGCTCTTGGTTTTGCGATTACTGAAGAGGCTATCGAAGACAATCTCTACGATACTCTCTCGGCTCGCTATACCAAGGCTCTTGCTCGCGCTATGGCACACACCAAGCAGGTTAAGGCGTGCGCCATTCTCAACAGCGCTTACGATGGCACCGTTGTGTATGGGGACGGCGTTTCCCTTTGCAACCTTTCGCATCCGTTAGTTAGTGGCGGCGTTGTTAGGAATATCCTTACGACTCCTGCCGATCTCAGCGAAGCGGCTTTGGAGCAGGCGTGCATTGATATCGCTGCGTTCACTGACGAACGCGGCCTGTTGATTGCTGCGCAGCCCAGGAAGCTGATTATTCCTCCGGCGCAGGTCTTTACTGCGACGCGGATTCTCAGCTCGAATCAGCGAGTCGGAACGGCCGACAATGACATCAACGCGCTCCGTAACAACGGAACTATCCCCGAGGGATATGCGGTGAATCATTATCTGACCAGCTCGTCTCGATGGTTTGTCACTACGGATATCCCTGAAGGGCTCAAGTGCTTCGAGCGAATGGCGCTCAAGCAGAGCATGGACGGGGATTTCGACACCGGCAACGTGCGGTACAAGGCTCGCGAGCGATACTCGTTCGGGGTCAGCGATCCGCTTGGTATCTTCGGAAGCGGAAACGTTTAGACACTGGGGCGGAGGGGTTTCGGCTCCTCCGCCCTGGACCTATCCAGACCAAACGGACGGAACGCACCGACTGGATAGTTTAATGCGTAGGAGAAAACAATGGGAACTTCCACTTTTTCAGGACCCGTAAGAGCGGGGACAATTAAGAGCACGACCGGAACAACGCTTGGGACCGATATTGCAAATGTAGGCACTCCTCTCTTGGTTCAGTATGCGAACGTCTCGCAAAGCACAATCGCAGTTGACACCACGATAACGATTCCAGCCAATAGCATTATCGTGGGTGCGCGCATCGTGCCTACAGTCGCATTCAGTACTACCACTGTTACAATCGGGAAAGATTCGAGCGGGTCTGGCCTTGGTAGCGCGGCTTCGGTTACTGTGGCAATGAAAAGAATCGACCCTACGAATCTTACGCAAGGAGCAGCTCGCGTTATCGGGTCAAGTGATGTTAGTATTTCTGTCGATTTCTCTGCCACTGGCTCCGGCGAGGGGAGGCTGGTTGTAGAGTACATCCAGACTGCCTAATATGACGACAAAACAGGTAAGTATTGGACTGAATAATGCTCTGTTGAGCCTGTTGATTGTCTCGTTTCTAGCGGTAAATGGCTACTGGGCAGCTAAGTTGTCCTCGATGGAGGCAGAGATTGTTAATCTCCGTATTAGCATAGCCTCTATCGATGCAGATAGATTCACATCTGAAGACGGGTTGGCTGTCTGGAAAGAAATATCTAGTATCAAACAGGATATTTCTATGCTCAGCGAAAGAATAGAGTCCTTTAAGGACGGTGATAGAAGTTGACAATTTTCCGGTACTACTTCATTTAATCCTGATATTGGTGAAATAGTAGAAGAGGCTTACGAGCGAATCGGTGTCGTTCTCAGGACTGGCTATCAGCTTAGGTCGGCCAAGCGGTCTATTAACTTGCTGATGCTTGAATGGGCGAACCGTGGTATCAACCTCTGGAAATTTGATGATGTTGTATGGGACTCCGTGGGAGACGGGACTGGGACAACCACCCTGACCCACGGGGTCGCAACATACTACTTGCCCGTGGGGACCATATCCGTATACGATGTTGCCCTGCGGGAAAGGTCTGGCCAGTCAGGGCAGCAAGATTACAAGATGACAAGAATTGCTGGCCCAGTATATCTCGCGATTCCCAATAAGCTATCTCAGGCGAAGCCTCTCCAGTATCTCATTAAGCGACATGAGGTGCAGGATGTTGCTACGGGAGTCGATCGCAAGGCGAGCATTACGGTATGGCCCGTGCCAGAGTCGGACGGGAAGTACGAGTTAGTGTATTGGAGGATGTCTAGGATATCCGATGTCGGAGCAAATGCTGACTCGACAATGGAAATTCCCGACAGGTTCCTCCCTGCGCTTATCTCCGGTCTGGCGTTCCATCTTGCCGTGAAAAGCCAAGATCCGTCCACGGCTAGCAGGGCACAGTCGTTTAGGGCCATGTACGAAGCCGACTTCGGTCTTGCATCAAGCGAAGACACTGACAAGTCTGACTTCAGAATAGTCCCGAGGATATTCAATGTCTAGCTTCGCAGCAGGCAGTCGAGCCCTAGGTATCTGCGATAGATGCGGATTTACGTACCAGCTTAAGGAACTCAAGGAAGAAATAGTTAACCAGCACGGGACAGACCTTCTTGTTTGTCCTGAGTGCTTCGACAGTGACCACCCGCAGCTTCAGCTTGGGAAGTATGACTTCTCTGATCCTCAAGCTCTGCGCAACCCGAGAGTGGACTTGAACAGGGAGGAATCAAACAGCCTGTCTGGGTTCAATCCGGTCAATTCCATTGGAATCAACATCTTGTTGTCCAAGGTGTTTCCATCATAGGAGGAACCATGAAAGAGTTTTCTGAGAAAGAAGAGAAGGAGGAAATGGCTTACACGCCTCTTGAGATTGGCAAGCTTACGTCAATCGTGACTCCGAAGGAGCCTTCGAACGAAGTTGAGCAGCGTGGCACTGGGGCAGCTACAAAGGGCACTAAGAGCCGGGGCCCGATGGGCTAATGAATTATGGAGAGATAAAGGCCCTTATCCAGTTCTATGCCGAAGAGGACGAAGCCGAGTGGGTGGCCGATATTCCCAGTTATATCGAGATCGCTGAGAGGAATATTTGGGGAGAGCTTATTCCCTTGGACCCAGCTCAAGCATCTATGGTGCAGGCTGGCGATCTTGTGACCGGAACACCGACTGTGGCGATCACGGCTGGCGAACCGCTTGATATCAAACAGGTTTCTGTCTCGTCCACAACTTCGACGGACGGCCCGTGG